CGCAGCCCAGGGGCTCGGCCCCCCTTCCCGAACGGAAGAGGTAGAAACCTAAAACCCTACAAGCTACTTGCCGGCTACCTACGGCATGACACTCACTCCGCGAGACAAGGACGACAGGTCATCGTGTGGGATAGCTCCACAGTCCGTTTCCAGGCTGTATCTACCCAACTTCACGAAGAAACTGTTTTCCGGTTAGTTTCGGATCACCACGAGGCTGTTACCACGACAGCAACAATTAAGGGCACCTCCGGCCACCGCTTGCAGGATGCTGGGCATTCCACTGCAGAGAGCGAACGAGTCTGGGACTCTTATGGCGCGCTGTTTCCCACCCCACGGACTATACCGTCCCCCCCGGTCGCCAACCACAACAACCATGGCCCTCGTCTCTAGTGGGAGCTCTACGGAGCACCATACCGCAAGGACGACACACCGCGCAAACCCTTCTCAGAAACCTGAGGATGGGTCCGCCACCACGAAGAAGACCGTGCCATCTCCTTCAACACCCCCAACGGCACCTGGGCCCGAAAGCCTAGACTCCGCAAGGACGACCTCGCCACGCGGACGAGGAACAGGAACGGGAGACCGGATACCGAACGACAGTTCAGCACCGCGCCACCCGGACGCCCTTGCCCGTAAAAAGGCAGAGGACGGCTCCACCTTAAGGCGCGAAAACGCCCGAAAGGAAAGAGAAGCCTGTTCGGTCTGAAAAGACCGACCGCCCAACCACAGGTCCAGCATGACCTCCAACCTCTCTTCGGAAGAGGAGTCCAGCGAAAGCCGGTACCTCCCATCATCGAGCCCGGAACTATGCGGCAGGACCACATAGCCTCGTCGGCTGAGCCGACGTTCGTACTTGAAAACCTCAAGTACGCCGAGATCGAATCCCAGATCACTGGGACGAAGAATCCAACGCGATCGTGACTTTGCAATCACGAAAGCACGCTCCCACATCGTTCCGGCGGAACGACAAACAGCCGCCTGGTGGATGTGACCCCGGAGGTCACGAGTTCCACCGCCCCTTCTAAGGTGCTTCACCTCTCTCCACCTCCCATTCGCTCCCTTAAGGAAGCAAGTGGAATTGATCTCCGCAACGGTCCTAAAACGACCGGTCTTGGATTCATTGAGGATTGCCCAAGAGGGGTAATCTTCTTTGAATACAGGTCGAGGACTGCTAATAAGGCAGTCATCACCGTTGATCAAAATCCTCGACTCCTTTCCTCTAACTGCCCAACGGGCAGCTACGTAGGATTGGAGACAGAGGAGAGGAAAAGAGAGGTAAGTGCCCATCATCTGTCCATGAGTGACCGAAGAGCCACAACAGGACGGACGAAGGGACTCGCAAGCGTCCAGGCGCACACGACCTGGAACCTTCTCGCAACGCGCCAGGAGCGCGCCAAGGATCGTCTCGGCCACATCAACCCGAAGGTTGTCAGTGGCTCCGACGAGATCAACGGAAGTCTGCCACTCGAAGCGGCAGACATCGCGGATCCTGGACTCGGTCGGCGGGCCGACGAGTAACCAGTCCTTCCTTCCCAACCACGAGTAGAGGCACTCGTGGAGGGGACCCAGGGTATCCCAACGATAAGTAGGGATGCCCATAGGCCTCAACTTCCCAGCGGAAGGGACCTCCTTATAACGGAGCTTCCAACCGCCAGCCCCCTTGGGAAGGGGACCCCCGCAACGAACTCGGGCCTGAAAATTCCTCCAAGAAGAATTCTTCGACCAGAAGTCGGAAGCGAAGCCGCGATCCTCCCTGGAGGAGAAACGCGGAAAGAAACCATGGCAGTGCCGATGGTAATCTCTGTCCCACCCAAGCGGGCAGACCTCTCGGACAATCTCACGGGCGAACCGGAGGTAGTCAGGGGAAGAGGAGGGGGGAGAGGGATCGCAGGCCTTGGCAAACCAAGACTCGCGAGAAGAAGGGGGGCGATGAACGGAGCAGACGGCGGAAGGCAGGGCCTTTTTGAGGGAGCTAACGCTGTGCGCTAGTTCCCAGCGCTGTCTGCGTCCGAGACGAAGCAGGAGGGGGAACCCCTCAGAATCCCAACCGTGTTGGGAGCGAGGGAAAGGAACGGAGACCCGGCCGGACCGGGGGGAGAGTAGAAAGAGGAGGTACTTGCCAAGACAGGTAGGCCCGAGATCCGGTAACTCGCCTTTCCCAAGGGAAAAGCGCAACCGAATGAGTCTCAGGCCCGACCTGATTACTTCCTCAGCACGAACCGCGTTAACGCGGCAAGTGCAGCGGACCCCACCACCGCAGGCGGTTTGACGTGGGGCAAGACGCGACGGGCAAAGCTCGCTCGCCATTCTCCGAAAGAAAAGAGAATGAGGATGACGATGTGCG